GTAAAGATGGAAGTAATGGTTGGGACGGAAAGGTAGTAAGAATTTATGGATAAACAAAATAAAGACAAATGGAACAATATTAGAAGCAATAGAAATGGTTTGTTGGCTCAAACTGACTGGTGCGTATTACCTGATGCTCCTTTTACTCCCGAGCAAATTGAAGAGATTAAAATTTACAGACAAAAACTAAGGGACATCAGTAAGGACTATGAAAACCCTGATGACGTAGTGTTTCCTGATTTACCTGAGTTTCTTAATTAATTTATTAAAATTTTGTATTATTAACCTATGTCAACACACTATAATCTTTCTGATATTCTTAAATCTGTGGGAGCAATAACAGAGCAAGATGCTTCTTTACCTACAGGATCAGATTTAACCCAAAGAATACAATTTGCAAATGACGCTTTAGCTGAATGGGCAGATACATATACTTGGACTGATTTAAGATCCACATTATATTTAAATACAACAAACGATTCAACCACATCTATTGGGTTACCTACTAATTTTAGAGAACCATTTAGCTCCGTAGTTAATTATTTAACAACAGGATATAAAGAATTTTATGATTTAATTCCAGCACAGGAAAGATTTAATAAAGAATCTACTGATAAATACTGCTATATAGATGGTCTTTATAATAATAAGGCGCTTATAATTCCAAACGGTCTTGGTAGTGGGGCATCTTTACAATTTGACTATCTATCTTTCCCATCAAGTTTAACTTCTGTTAACGACAATGTACCAATTAGTGCTACACAATACATGGTTAAGAAAATAGCAGCTTTAGTTTTACAAGGAAGGGGAGACCCAAGATTTCCATCTATCCAAAATGATGCGCAAAGAATTTTATCTAATGCTATCGAAGAGCAAAATGTGCCATTTGGAAGACTAAATAGAATACCTTTCTATACAGGTGGATTTGTTATTGGGCAAGACTAATGCCAAGATTAAACATACCCGCAAGAGCATACGTACCTCAACCATCAGTTGAAATTACTTATGATGGTTTCAATGGCGGTCTTAATACCTTTTTTGCCGATACAGAAATTAAAAGAAATGAACTGGCAACTGCAGAAAATACTATGCTTATTGGCAAAGGTATTATTACAGGAAGATGGGGCAGCGAAAAATACTTTTTAGCAGGTACAGGCAATGTTAAATTAGTAGACGAATATTCAAACATACAAACCCCTCAATCAGATTTACTTGCAATAACAGATCAAGGTTACTTAGTTAAACAATCTGGGGCATCCTATTCTATTATTACAGGTGCATCATTTGCGTCAGGCGCTGTAGTATCGGGAACACAACTTGGAAATAATTATTATATTGTTTCTGATTCAACAAATTTAGTTAGATACAATGGAACAAACTTAGTTCCTTATTCAGGAGTATCTGCTCCTATTATTTCAGGTGTATCAAGATTATCAGGCGCATCAGGAACTACAACATGGTCATATAAATTAACATCTCTAACTGCTAGTGGTGAGACATTACCATCTACTGCTGTGTTACTTACAAATTCACCTGCAGATTACACCTTACTTAATAACCTTATTTCATGGTCAACAGTAAGTGCTGCATCAGGTTTACTTACAGGGTATGCTTTATACAGAGGATTACCTGGGGAAGAAACTTTAATTCAAACATTGGGGGCGGCAGCAACTAACTATGTTGATGCGGGAGATGCCCAGTCCGATACAATCTTTCCCCCGACAACAAATACTACTACAGGAGTAAAAGCTAAGTATATTAAGAGATTCGAAGATAGACTTGTAATTTCTGGCATCTTTAACGATCCAACAATGATTATGATTTCTGGTAAGTATCCTTATCAAGATAGATTTAACTGGAACTATGGTGGTGGTTATGTCAGGGTTTCTCCTGATAGTGGGGATGAGATTACTGGAATTGAAATAGCAGGTACAACATCTATTGGCGCTACAACTAACTCATCAATTTTAATTTTTATGAAGGAAAGAGCATTTCAAATGATTCTTCCTACAGTAGAGTTAGGTAATTATTTAGTTTTAAACCCAATATATCAAGAGATTGCTCCAGTAGGTGCGTCTTCTTTTGGAGGAATTGTTAACATTAGAAACAACACTTTCTACTTTGGAAGAGAAGGAATACAAACTGTAGGAGCTGAGGCAGCCTACTTAAACCAAGTAAGAACTAGAGAAGTTTCAGCCAGAATTAGACCAACAATACAGGCATTTAATGACGATGTTAAAAACTCTGCAACTGGCGGTTACATGGATTACAAATACTTACTATCGTTTAATAATAGTCAAACAATAGTTTATGACTATGAAAGAGCAGCATTCGTAGGTATTTGGACAACTCCTTTTGTAATCACAAAATGGTACAAGTATATTGATTCAAGCGGAGTCGAGTACTACTTAGCAGGTTGTAACGATGGTTATGTAAGAAATTTTTCCGCATTAGTACATACTGATTCAGGTCTAAATGTAAATAAGACAGTTAGATTTAAAAGAGAAGATTACAACAGATTTAATGTAATGAAAACTATCCAATCATTCTATTTACTTTTTAGAAATGTCTCTGGGACAGTTAATATTAACCTTATTATTGAAGATAAAAACGGACTTAGAACTATTGTTAAAACTATAAATATTGAATCAACAACAGGTAAGACAGGTTGGGGTACAGCAATATGGGGAAGTAAAAAATGGGGTCAAACTATCAACTCTGTGGTTGCTTTCTTAGGAGATATTATTAGATGGGGTTATCTTTACAAAACTGCAAGAACATTACAGTTAGAGATTATTACAAACACCACTTTATCAAACTTTGAATTTGTTAATTTTAAAACAACCGCTCAGTACCAACCAGAAGGTTCACTACCTCCTTCTTACAGAATTTAAAAAAGTATTGTATTGATAAACTATGGCAAATTTATATAACGTTCCTTTAGAAAATGGAGTTCAGTTAACTTTACAAAACGCACTTTTAACTGGCGAAACTACTACTATTACTTTTACAGCTTCAGTTACTTCAAAACTACAAGCATCTTCATCTATTCCTGGAATTTTAGTTATTGATAGAGTTGATGCAAATGGTACAGAAACACCTACTAAAACTGAATATATTTCTTTTACAGGTGTAAGTGGATCAACAGTTACAGGACTTGTAAGAGGACTTGCTAATTCAACAAATCAAGATCACAGTGCTGGAGCAATTGTTGAGTTAGTTCCAGATGTTATTTGGGCTGATTCATTAAACGATGTCATCACAACACAACATAATGCCGATGGTACACATAAGACCTTATCTTTAATTTCACTTGTATCAGTAACTATTAACAACTCAATTTTAAATAACATTTCATTTGCAGGTAACTCTTTAGTTTCTGTAAATATTTTAAACAGTAAATTAGACCCTTTCACATTTAAGTCTGCTATTAGTAATGCAACACAAGGTGATTTAATTGCCTACAACCTTGGTAACTTTGAAAGATTAGGAGCAGGAACAGTAGGACAATACTTAAATATTTCTTCTACTGTGTCAGGACTTTTACCTTCATGGGGATCAATTACAACAAGTCAACCAACATTTGCTAAGTCAAGAATATCTACTACATCTCCAATTACAACAACTAGAACACTTTTACTTAACTCAGTAACTTCAATTTCTGTTCCTTACAGCGCTATTGTAGAGTTATCAGCTTTTATTGATGACTCTTTTAATAGTACATCAGGAGGTTGGAACTACCAGTTTTCAAATGCTTCCACACTTATTTAACAGGCATATAGTTTTAGACCTAAAGTTGCTGGAGGACAAAATATCTCGGCAATTGGGGCTTTAATTTCACTTGCTTCTGGTTCATACAGTTTCTCAATACAGGCAATAACTGACGGAAATCAATTAACCGCGCAAGGAGGATATTTCTGGATTAGAGCAACTCCAATAACATAAAATGAAATTAGAAGGAAGAATGGCTAAGCTGGAAGAAAAAGTTGAAAACATCAAGGAAAACTTGGATGATGTTGTCAAAAATAGACTTCCTTCTATTGAAAGAAAGATTGAAGGTCTTGGTAAATATATTTATATTGGGTTAGGTATTGCTATGGCTGCACAAGTAATTATTTCTTTAATGATGAAAGATAAATAATGACATTTAAAGAATTTGTAAATAAGTATAAAAATAAAAAAGTAGATTTTGATGGGGCATACGGAGGTCAATGTGTTGATTTATTCAATCAATACCTTGTAGACTGTTTAGGTATTCCAAATCCTATACAAATGTTTCCAGTAGCAAGTGCTTACCAAATCTGGGACTATGCTAACGGTAACAATAAATTTGAAAAAATAAGTAATGACCCTAATGCTATTCCCCAAGAAGGAGATATTATTATTTGGGGTAAAGGTGTTGGGCCTCATGGGCATGTTGCAATCTTTATTAGTGGTGATGTAAATAAACTTGTATCTTTTGACCAAAACTGGAATGGGATACAAAAATGTATTGAA